AATATGTCAGGGATATTCAAAGCACCTAAAATGCCAGGTGAGAGTGAAGAAGCAAAAAAAGCTAGACAGCGTGCAGAGCAAAAAGCAGAGGCAGCGGAAAAAAGCCAGGCATCTGCTCTTGCTGCCACACTTAAAGCGAAAAAAACTGGTGGATTTAAAATGTTGTTTTCCCCTGTTCGTCAAGAAGGGCCGCAGTCACAAAAAACTAAACTTGGAGGCGGCAGTGACTAAAATTAAAGACGATCATAGAGTTCATCAGAAAAATCGTCCTGATCCAGTTCGCGCTAGAAATGAAGATGGCACATTGAAGGGTGATGATCCAACAACGCCAGAGACTAATGAAGCGTGGGAAGGCGGCGTAGCCCCTAAGAAGGCTGCTACCAAGAAAGCTACCAAGAAAGCTAGGAGTAAATAATGGCTGTTCTCGATAAAGATGTTGGTCTTGTTACAAAAGACGTTGGCGCTCAAAATACATTTTCTGATGGTTTGTATGTAGTAGGCGATTTTAACCTATCAATTTCTGGTACATTTGTTGCCACTGTTACAGTGCAACGTAGCTTTGACCAGGGCGGCACATGGCGCGATGTTGATACGTTCACTGCGCCAATTGAAACAGCTGGCTCTGATCCAGAGCCGGTAGTGGTGTATCGTGCTGGCGTTAAAACTGGTGATTATACATCAGGTACGGTTTCTATTCGCATTGGCCGCTAGGGGGTATTGATGACTCTCAAAAAGCATCAGAATCCCAAAGGCGGTTTAAATGAGGCCGGACGTAAATTCTTCAAGCGTAAAGAAGGCGCAAACTTAAAAAGACCAGTAAAGTCTGGCGATAATCCTCGCCGTGCGTCCTTCCTGGCACGAATGGCGGGGAACTCTGGGCCGGAGCGTGACGCAAAGGGAAGACCCACCCGCTTGCTTTTGTCCCTCCGTGCCTGGGGTGCTTCATCTAAAGGAGATGCCAGAAAAAAGGCAGCGTCCATAAGCAAACGAAACGAGAGCAAAAATGCCTAAATTAGAGATTAAAGAAATCATGGGGCGTGAAGCCAAGGCGCAATCCAGAAAAGATGAATGGCGTTCCATCTATGAAGATTGTTATGAATATGCGCTGCCCCAGCGCAATCTTTATTCTGGATATTATGAAGGCCGTGTGGCCGGCAAATCAAAAATGGCTAGAGTTTTTGACTCAACAGCTGTTCATGCCACACAACGCTTTGCTAATCGTTTGCAAGCTGGACTGTTCCCGCCATATAAAATGTGGTGTCGGTTAGAGCCAGGTTCAGCAATCCCAGAGGAAAGCCAGCTGGCGGCTCAAGAGGCTCTTGATAAGTTTAATGTGCGTATGTTCGAGGCATTGCGTCAAACAAACTTTGATTTGGCTATGGGTGAATTTTTGCTCGATCTTGCTGTCGGTACAGGCGTGATGATGATTACCCCTGGTGATGAGGCAACACCAATCAGGTTTACATCAATCCCACAATATCTTGTTGCCATTGAGGAAGGCAGCTATGGCAATGTGGATAATGTGTATCGTAAGTTGCGGGTCAAAGCAGAAGCTATCCAGCGTGAGTTTCCAGACGTAACAATTACACCAGATTTACAGGATGCAATTGATCGAAAGCCAGAAGAAGAACTCGATCTGTTTGATGCTGTTATCTTTGACCAGGAGTCAGGGCGATATCACTACCATGTAATCTGGCCATCTAAGCGTCAGGAACTTGTGTATCGTGAGATGCGTTCTAGCCCGTTTATCGTGGCACGTTACATGAAAGTTTCCGGCGAAGTATATGGCCGTGGCCCACTGGTAACAGCTATCAGCGATATCAAAACACTTAATAAGACTCTGGAACTTGTGTTGAAAAACGCAAGTCTGGCGATTGCTGGCGTATACCTGGCAGCTGATGATGGTGTTCTAAATCCACAGAATATTAAGATTCAGCCTGGTGCAGTTATTTCTGTTGCCAGGACAGGTGGGCCGCAAGGCGCATCACTAGCGCCAATGCCGAAATCTGGCGATTTCAATACCAGTCAGATTGTCATTCAAGACCTACGAATGAATATTAAGAAAATAATGATGGACGATACGCTGCCGCCTGATAATATGTCGGCTCGGTCAGCCACGGAAATCGCAGAACGCACCCGTGAGCTGGCCACGAATTTAGGTAGTGCCTTTGGTCGCCTCATCACAGAAACAATGGTTCCGATTGTTAGCCGCATTTTGTTTGTGATGGATCAACAGGGATTGATTGATCTGCCGTTGAAGGTCAACGGTGTCCAGGTCAAGGTCACACCAGTATCTCCATTAGCCCAGGCACAAAAACTGCAAGAGATTAATGATCTTGTGCAATATATGCAGATTGCTAACTCAATGGGGCCACAAGGCCAGGTCACTGTATCTGTACCAAAAGTCCTGGAATATATTGCAGAACGTCTTGGCATTGACCAGAATGTTCTTAATAGCCCAGAAGAACAGCAAATGATTATGCAGCAAATGGCACAAGCACAACAACAAATGGAACAGCCACAAGAAATGAATGATGGTGGCGCCATGCAGGAGGCCATGCAATGAACGAAGTTGAAGGATGGGATTCTTTAGAGCCAGCTTTCGCTGAACCAATCAGAGCTGATGACTTGGATATCATGTATGGCCGAGTATTTAAATCAGAAGAAGGTCAAAAGGTTTTGCATCATTTAAGGCAAATCACTATTGAGCAACCATCCTGGAATCCAGGAGAGGATGCTTCATATGGCTATGTCAGAACAGGCATGGCCGAAATTGTAAGACTAATCGAAAAAAGGGTCGAGAGGAGTAACAATGGATAATCAACAAGCCGCACAGGAAGCCGTACAGGACGATGCACCGCTTCTAAACCCACAGGCAGCTGCCGAAGCACCAGAGGCCGTACAAGAGGCGCCTATGCCCTTGCATGACAATTCTGAGCCAGAGCAACAACAGTTCACAACTGATACTGAGGAAGACGCTCCGTTAGAGCGTCCTGATTACTATCCAGAGAAATTTTGGGATGAGGATGGGCCTGATGTTGAAAAGCTGGCTAAATCGTATTCGGAACTTGAAAAAGCATTTAAAGCCGGCAAACATAAAGCCCCAGAAGGTGATTACGATGTTGCGGATTTGGTGGATCGCGGTCTTGATTCAGAAGACCCAGCTCTTGTTATCGCTCAAGATTGGGCTAAAGAAAACGGTGTATCCCAAGCTGCTTTCACTGATCTCGCCTCTCGCATCATGGAAATTAGTCAAGAAGCTAATGAAACTATGGAAGTAGATCGCCGGCAAGAAATGTCAAAGCTAGGTGAACGTGCATCTGAAAAAATTGAAATGGCAGAACGTCTATTGATGAAGGCGCCATTGAATGACGCAGAACGCAATGCTATGGCGTTTAGTTTGAATAATGCCGATGCAATCAATGCGTTCCTTAAATACCATTCATCTCTGACTAATGAAGGTATACCTGTAAATGCGGCAGTATCTTCACCAGAAATGAGTCGTACTGATCTTGAAGCTGCTATTGCTGATCCAAGATGGAAAACCGATGTAGCATTTAGAACAAAGATTGAAGAACAATGGATGAAGGCAAACAACTAGATATAGTTGCAAAACCTTTCATTTGTGTGTAAATATAGTATTCGGAGGTTAACCGCTTGCGGCCCTTCTATGTGGTGAACCCACTGGTGGGCATGACCATTTCATGCAAGCAAACCGCCCGACTACATCGGCCAACGGTATGCGGCAAGTTGAAACCTTAATAGGAGGATTCTGCTATGGCGCAGAGTGTAACCAATGCTTTTGTGACCCTCTTTGAAGCAGAGGTCAAACAAGCATACCAAGCCGAGGCTTTGCTGCGTGGTACAATGCGTACACGCACAGGCGTCCAGGGCAACACCGTCAAATTTCCGAAAATCGGTAAGGGCGTTGCTACTGTTCGCGTGCCTCAAACAGATGTAACCCCGCTGAATGTAACTTACAGCCAGGTTACTGCAACCATGAGCGACTATATTGCTGCGGAATACAGCGACATTTTCCACCAGTCTCATATCAATTTTGATGAGCGCCGTGAACTTGTCGAGGTAGTTTCAAAGTCAATCGCTCGGCGTATGGATCAGCTTTGTATTGATGCTCTCGATGCAGCTGCTTCACCATCAACCGTTGCCACAGGTATTGGTGGCGCGACTACTAACATGAACATCGAAAAGCTCCGTGCAGCTGCAAAGGCGCTGAATGAGAAAAACGTACCGGCTGAAGGACGTTATCTTCTTATGCACGCTTCACAGCTCGATGCTCTACTTGGTGAAACGGAAATCACCTCAAGCGATTTCGCAAGTGTCAAGGCCCTAGTTCGCGGCGAGATTAACTCGTTCATGGGCTTCCAGGTGTTGACAATGGGTGATCGTGATGAAGGTGGCCTTCCAAAACCATCAACTCGCACTTGCTTTGCTTGGCATCGTGATTCAATGGGCTATGCAGAATCAATGGCACAAAAGAGTGAGGTAAATTATGTCCCAGAAAAGACATCATTCCTCGTTTCTTCTATGTTCTCTGCCGGTGCTATTGCAATTGACGATGAAGGCATCGTTAAAATTTCTTGTACTGAATAAGGAGGATAAACGATGGCTTTTAGTTCAACAGGTTTTGCAACCATTGGAGCCGCAAAGCGAGGCAATGCCCCAGCTCTGTACTCCTATAGCACCACAGACACGATTGCTACTGTAAACACCGAAGGTTATTTCAACAGTTTGTCAGACAGCCTAGAAATAGGTGATTTGATTTATTGTGTAACTTCAACAGGTGGAACAGCCGTAGCAACTCTAGTGTATGTATTGTCAAATGCTGCTGGCGTTGTTGATGTCAATGATGGCACAACACTTGCCAACACAGATGGCGACTAACACGGACGGGGCAGCTTCGGCTGCCCCCTCTTAACAAGAGGAGAGTGGTATGGCAGCTGGCGATACAGGTTTATCAATTTGTTCTGATGCACTTATTATGCTGGGCGCCGCGCCCCTTTCTTCGTTTACGGAAGGCACTGACGCTGCCCAGGCTTGCGACAGACTTTACCCAGATTTAAGAGATGGCCTGTTATCAAGATATCCTTGGAGTTGGTCATATCAAAAGCAACAGCTGGCTAGATTATCATCCACCCCGACAAATGAATGGCAATACGCATATCAGCTTCCTGGCGATATGCTTTCTGGCGTTAGGGCGCTGTTTGCCAGTTCTGGCACTAATGAGCAGCCTTTGCGTTATGGATGGGAGATATACGGCGATCAGGTCTTTACGAACCTAGAAACTGTTTATATCGACTACCAGGCCACAGTCAATGAAAGCAAGATGCCAAACTATTTTGTGCATTTTCTCCGCACTGCGATGGCATCAGAGTTAGCTATGGTTATCACTGACCAGGTAAGCAAGGCAGATTATTTCAGAGCTTTGGCGTTTGGAACGCCAGGTGAGAATGGCCGTGGCGGTTTGTTCCGTGAAGCAATGAACGTGGATAGCCGTGGCCAGCCACCGCAAGTTATCGAGGATTATTCTCTTGTAGATGTAAGGGGCTGATATGGCGCGGATAATCCAGTTCCAAACAAACTTCAGCGTTGGAGAGCTTGATCCGTTACTCCGTGCCAGGACTGACCTAGAGCAATATCAAAATGGTTTAGAGACAGCCCAGAACGTCATTGTGCAGCCACAAGGCGGTGTAAAGCGTAGACCAGGCACAAAGTTCATCCATGACTTTGGCAGCACATTTACAGATTTCAAAATCATTCCGTTTGAGTATAGCGTCAATGACAGTTATAGCCTGGTCTTTGTAAACCAGCGCATCTATGTGTTCAAAGGCGGTGTGTTGCAAACAAACATCAATGGCAGTGGTAATGATTACATAACAGCCACAGCAATCACGGCAGCAATGCTAGATGAGCTGAATTACACCCAGGCTGTTGATACGCTCATTCTATGCCATGAGGATTTAGAAACACAGCGTCTAGTTCGTAACAGTGACACCAGCTGGACATTGGGCGCTTTGCCACTATCGTTTATTCCTAAATATGCCTATGCGCTAGATACACATGAGCCTACATTTACGATTACGCCAAGCGCTGTTTCCGGCAATATAACTATAACAGCGTCATCAGTTACAACTGATACAGGTACAGCACAAGCCGGCGGTGCAGATACTATCACGCTCAAAGCGGCATCTAGCTTTACAAGTGACGATCAACCTAATGGTATGTTCATTACGCTTACATCTGGCACTGGTTCTGGTCAAACACGCCATGTTGAGGATTATGTCGCATCAACAAAAGTCCTGACTGTTTATCCAGCTTGGGATACAGCACCAAATGCAACAACAAACTATAAGATAGAAGCATTTGCTGAATCAGCGGTTGATGAATATGCCAATGTTAAAAATGGTTTTGGCCGTGCAAGATATGTTGAGTTTGTTAGCGCAACAGAAATGAAAGCATATGTAGAGATTCCATTCTTTAGTACAGATGCGATTGCTTCTGGTGATTGGGAATCAGAACATGGTTATGAACCAACTTGGTCAAGCACAAGAGGATGGCCACGATCAGCTGCTTTCCATGAAGGCCGGTTATATTTTGGTGGCAGCAAATCCAGACCAAACACAATCTGGGGTAGCAAGGTAATTAATTATTTCAACTTTGATACCGGCACAGGTTTAGATGATGAAGGGCTAGAAGCCACCATCAATACTAATCAGCTGAATGTAATTGTGCATATTAACTCTGGGCCTGATTTCCAGATATTTACAACTGGTGGTGAATTTGTTGTCGCGCAATCAAATATTGATCCGATTACACCATCAACATTTCTAATCAAGCCACAAAGCCGGATTGGATGTAAACCTGGTGTACCGCTTGAAAATCTGGCCGGCGCAAGCATCTTTGTGCAACGCCAGGGCAAATCGCTTATCAGTTTCCAGTTTACTGACACGACTAATAGCTATGGAACACAAGCGCTATCGGTATTGAGTTCGCATCTATTGAGCGATCCTATTGATTTGTCAATCAGGAGAGCCGCATCAACTGATGAGACAGACCGCTTATTCCTGGTAAACAGCGGCGGTGATATGATTGTTTACTCATTGTTGGCCACACAGAATGTGATTGCTCCATCTAAATTTACCACAGATGGATCATATGTTGCTGTAGCTAACGAATTGGCCACAACATATGCCATTGTAAAGCGCACGATTAACGGCACTGTTAAATACTATCTTGAGCAGTTTGATGATGATCTGACATTGGATTCAGTCAAAACAGGCGGTGCAGCTGCCAGTGTGACAATGGATCATATGGAAGGCAAAGAGGTAAACATCATCCGTGATGGTATTCTTGAGGCAGCGCAAACCGTGCCGGCATCACCATATACAATTACCTTTGCCACAGCATCTACTACATCATATCAAGTAGGCCAGAATTATGATGTGACAGTAAAGACATTGCCGGCAGAACCAAGATTAGCCCAGGGTACAGTCCAGGCTAAGAAAAAGCGCATCGTCCAGGTGGACGCTATTGTGCATGAAACACAAGACATGACCATTAACGGCAAGTTGGTTTCGTTCCGTAACTTAGGCGCTGGCGTTCTCGATACAGCTGTTCAAGAGTTTACCGGCACTAAAACTGTGCATGGCATTTTAGGGTTTAGTGGTACAGGGCAAATTACAATTAGCCAGAGTGTGCCGCTAAAGATGACATTATTAGGTATTGAGTATCACATGAGCGTGGGGAATTGATATGGCAGCAGTAATGATAGCAGCAACCGTTGTTAGCGCTGGGTTATCCATCAAAGCAGCGCAATCACAAAAAGCAATGTATAATGCTAAAGCAGCACAGGAGCGCTTAAAAGGCAAATCAAAGGCAACTGAATACAAAATGCAAGCTGCCAGAGTTTTGCGCGGGTTAAGAGAAAACCTAGCAACAACTGTGGCACGGGCTGCGGTTGGTGTTGATCCATTGTCAGGTTCAGCGTTGACAT